TATAGAAAAGACTACGTGGATTGTGGCATTTGCTGTATTCTTATTAGGCTTTTTCATGGGGAAAACCATGCAACCAGTGATCCTCAGGTACGCTTGAGTATCCAGTAAAAGTACCAATATCCCCATAGATTGGGATGACCTTCCCTGTGATGTCACGATTTATAAGCTGAGTTGGATACACAGGTACGATAAACGCATCACGAGTATCTTCGATAAATCCATCGGCTGTACTCACTTCAATTTTTTCACTTTTGTTTTTTGAAAGTATCTTTCCACCTGGTTCAAAAAACAAAATAAAGAACGCACTTGTCAAAATGATGGTTAAAATTATTTTCCACATTTTGTTTTAAAATTAACTAATATTTATTTTACGCTGATGACACTTCTGGTTCACCCTCTTCCTTTGACTCTTCAATTGTGGCCTCTGTAGAAGATGTGACAGCTTGCGCCTCACGCCACTTGCGTCGTTCCTCGATTTCGGCGGCAACTACAGCGTCGGCTTCCTTAACAAGGTCTTCCATAGACGCATCGGGCTTTTCCTTCTTGAGGCGCTCAAGAACCTCGGCTGGATGACTGACTGGTGGTTCATCTGGCTTGGTGTAGAAGAGGGAGTTCTCATCACCTGGCTTGATGTAAGACTTCGCTTCCATCATGTCACGCTTACGATCGTTGAACATTCGAGCAGCCTCAGCCTGGTTTTCCTTGTATCCGGACATGATTTCCTCCAACTTTTCATTTTGGTAGTGGACATCCTCAATCTTGAGGGGATCTGGTGGGATGAGGAGCCACTTGTACATGTCAACGACGTAGATGTCAAATGTCGAGTCTTCCTTTTGAAGTCTCTTCGCGTGAGACGCTGCTTCGTCACGAGATGCGAAAGCACCACGAATCTTGATCCCAAACTTATCATTCTTTTGTGGTGCTTCTGGGCCCACGACAGAGAGGCACGCATACAATTGACCGGGGACAGTGGTGTAATCTTGTTCGAGAGACATGATATTATGTGTTACACTATGCTTAAAACTTTAAGCCAATTCATTTATACATGAGAACATTTTGGGATACACAATCGTGGGCCACTGGATTGAGCACAAAACGTATGAAAAATGTCGAACAACAAAAATTACCCGATGACTTTGAATGGTCGTCACATTCACTTGAAACAATTTACGATTTTTTAAAAGAAAATTATGTTTCGGATGAAGATTTTAAATTAAGATATACAATGGAAACTTTGAAATGGGCAATAGATGTACCTGGGCATCAAAATATATGTATAAATGAAAAACATACACAAAAAATAATAGGTCTTATATCTCTGACTCCATTCACCATGAAGTTAAATAATAAAGAAGTGAAATCAGTACAGGTCAACTTTTTATGTGTTCACAAAGACTATAGAAACAGAAAACTTGTTGGTTACCTCGTGACAGAAGCAAAGCGTATTTCTGAAAGTAAAAATAGAAATCAGTCAATAGCTACTATACACAATTCAATACCAGGTTCTATTTTGAAAGCTTCATATTGGCATCGCCTCATTGACGTAGAGAAACTTGTAAAGGTTGGTTTCTATCAAACAGATCGATTAAAGGAAAAATACTTTGAAGTTCGTGGGAACTCTCAGTTTAGAAAAATGACACCCAAAGATGTCCCAAAAGTAACACAGATATTAAAAGACTACTTTAAAAAATTTAAAATTGTACCAGTCGTCAACGAAACTTGGGTTAAACATTGGCTTTTACCAAGGGATGGTGTAATGTATTCTTATCTAAATGATGAAACAAGTGATTTTCTCTCATTTTATAGTATTCCATATGATAAAGTTGGAAGTACCGACACGGTTAATCAAGCATATTTATTTTATATGACGGGTGATAATTTTAATGATGCATTCTTAATAGCACAAAATGCGGGTTTTGATGTTTTTAACACCTTAGACGTCGTGCACAGTGAAGATTTACTAAAAAAACATAGATTTTCAAAAGGAACTGGATACGTCAATTATCACTTATTCGATTGGAAATTAGATTGCGAAATTGATAAAACAGACATAAACATAAAGATTCCATAAAAATTATGGAGGAGATCCGCCGAAACCATAACAATGCGAAGAGGGAACTCATACAGAGTGTGACCAGGGAGGGTAGTCAGATCTTAGATGTTGGGTGCGGTTTCGGTGGTGATCTTCAAAAGTGGCACAAGTGTGGGGCAAATATGAGTATGTGCGACCCAGAGCCATCAGCCCTCGTAGAGGCCAGGAGCCGCGCGAAAAACATGCATATGCGGGTGAACTTCTATGAAGGGGATATTCATAGTTGCCCCAATAGAAAGTTTGATATTGTGTGCTACAACTTTTCACTTCACTATATATTTGAATCACAGGGAAAGTTTTTTAGTTCTTTGAGGGAAATTAAGAAGAGAATGAAACCTGGTGGACGTCTTGTAGGGATCATACCAGATTCAGAAAAGATCATATTTAGGACACCTCTCCAAGATGATATGGGTAATTTCTTCCTCATGAAGACCCACGGCAATGGTGGCTATGGTGAAAAGTTGTATGTACACCTGGTGGATACCCCATTTTATGCCGATGGACCCAAAACAGAACCCATAGCGTACCGCGATCTCCTCGTCACACACTTGGAGGAGATGGGATTTACATTAGAATTGTGGGAGGGTCTCACAGGAAACCCAATCTCAGAACTGTATAGCAAATTTATCTTTGTATATAAGAGATGATCGCATTCATTCTATTGATCCTCGTCAACCTTTGGATACTCTCCCAAACTAGGGAACCCCAGGAACTCACCGAGGTCAAGGAGAAGTACCGCATCCTCCGTGAACACATCGCGTCTACAGGTCACTCCAAATATCAAATGTTAGTTCGGTGTGTGCCACTCACGGGATTTCACTCTATGAGTGATACCGTTGGCTACAATACAAATAAGGGGCAGGAGATTGCTCTATGCCTTGATGGTAAGCCAAATGAAATATTCCACGTTCTCATACACGAATTGGCACACTGTACAGTTGATGAGTATTCCCATTCAGACCAGTTCTGGAATAATTACCTTGAACTTCGTGACATGTGTGTGGACTTGGGTATCTATGAAAAGATCCCCGAACGAACCAAGTTCTGTGGACAACACGTTCAGGATAAATAATCTTCTTGTCCTACATTAAATGAAGACGCCACTCTCTGTCGTGTTGACGGTGATCGCGTATTATCTAATGATATATGGGATGACCATCATACCCCACATGAGTACAAACTATTATGTGAATCTCATTGTAATGACACTTGTTGTTCCAAATCTCTTGAGGTACATCATTGGAAATGTTCCAAGACTCGCAGTCGACAGACTTTTTATGATTTCAACAACGGTGATTGCGTTCTTGATTACATATGTTATCAACCTCTTAGCGGGTGATACAAAGGATGCGGTAAAGGAATACGGGAGTGACAGAAGCAAGACACTTAAGTTGAGTGCCTTGCTCATGGCAGCGTTCGCTGGAGGAGCTTTGATTACCTATTATTCGGGTATTGATAATTCAATCTATTCAAATATGGGATGGGAGTCAAATCAAGGCTTCACGATGTAATCCTTCACCAGGTAGAAGACCAACGCAGCAACCACACCGGTTGAAGCCAAGCCCACCATGCTTCGACTCCCCTGTTCGTTAAGGAACTTGGGAATTGAAGTGACAAGCTTGTCTTGAACTGGCTTAGACACCGCGAGAGCCGCCGCGAGACCCGCAACGAGGGCAATCATTTGATCATCCGTGAGGTTGAGTGGGTTCTTGCTTTCTGGCTTTGCCTCCTTTTGGGGCATCGCATACGCACCCTGAGGTTGTGGGGCGGTCATTTGTGGCATCATGCCTTGCATCCTGGGCTCATCCATCATCATTGGTGGATCCATCATGAGATCATTAATTGGGGTGGAGTCCATCGTCTGTTTATTTTCACTCACATTTTTTTCGGGTTGTGAAAACGCTTCCTTATTCACAAACGAAGTCGATCGACTGTCATTGAGTGGCACCATTCCGTCACCATTGTCTGCCAGATTGAGGGTATCTACCATTTAGTATAGTCCTATGTTTTTGAGTTAGAGATTTCACACAATTATACTCTAAGAATGAATGAATATGTTCATCAACCAATGATAACATACATTGGGAATAAGAGGAAACTTGTGAATACAATTGAAGACGTTGTACAGAGACTTCAACCTCAAACGTGTGTAGATGCGTTCTCTGGATCTGGAGTTATCTCAAGAATGCTGCTGGGTCACTCTAAAAAATTGTATGTAAATGATCTTGAACTTTATTGTGAAATTCTCTCAAAGTGTTTTTTGGTGACCCCCTCCTGGGCTGATACAGATGATATTGTTCATCATATGAATGAAATGAATCGGTGTCCAGATAAAGTTGGTTTTGTGACTGATATGTATGCGTCCCAAGAGAGACAGTTTTATACCCCCGAAAATGGGAGGCGGATTGATGGAATGTTAGACTATATTGACACGCATGTTCCAGACCATCTGAAACCATACTGCCTCGGACCACTCCTGGTAAAGGCGAGCATTCACACAAATACGTCTGGGGTCTTCAAGGGGTTTCACAAAGGTGGTTGGGGTGGTAAAGGTGGACACGCCCTGGACAGAATCACGAAGAAGATTGAAGTTGAATGTCCCACATGGTTTGAACCTGCTCGGGAAGTTGAGGTGAAGCGTCAAGATGCGTGTGACTTCTTGAGGGAGCTCCCCAAAGTGGATCTCATTTATTTGGATCCACCCTACAATCAACATCCATATGGATCAAACTATTTTATGCTTAACCTCCTATGTACCAATGAGCGACCTCATACAGTTTCAAAAGTATCAGGTATCCCTGGGGACTGGAACAAAAGTCAGTACAATTATAAGAACAAAATTAGGGAAGCTATGGAACTTACCTTGAGGCTCGCGACTGAGAAAGCTAAACATACCTTGGTGTCCTACAATAATGAGGGGTTCATTACCCCAAATGAATGGGAAGACATCCTTAGACCCTACACATATGAAAAAATTGAGGTTGACTATAGTTGCTACAAGGGTGGGCGTAATCTAAAAAATCGTCCTAAAAAGGTTACAGAGTTTCTCTTCGTCATCTCGTCTTTGTGATCTTGAGGTTCGTCTTTTTAGTTGCCTTCTTCGCGTCGTCCTCCTTCTGATCCAAATACTTTGGGTTGTACATCTTACTGTGAAGTTTCCAGAGGTTGGGACTCCCAACTCTAAACCCAGTCCTAACTTTAGCCTTGTACCAAAACACACAATCAGTGATCTTATTAGACTTTACAGTATTGTCTAATACGAGGCACTCATAGTTTTCCGTACAGGCATCCATCACCTTTGAAAACATATCAAAGCTGGGGAAGATACCAAAGAATGATTTGTACAACTTTTCTCTATTCTGGATGATATTCTCCCTGAGTATAAACACATAGTCAACATTGGCTCTCAATGCTGGAGGTAAATCCATAACATACTGCATTGTAAGCATAAAG